ACTCGTTTACTACTGATTTAACAAGCGGAGAAACAGACCTAGAACTATTGACAGATTACAGAGGAGTTGATGCAGCAAATTCAGTTGGTTATAGATTTTCAAGTATGAATAACATACAAACAGACAAAGAGGCATTAACATTTGATTTAGAAATATATTTAAATGATTACGATTCTTTTAATGTAAAAGCATCCGCAGACTTTTTAGTTTATACTGCTTCGAGTAATAATAAAAATGATATAGGGTTAACAGTTACAGTTCCAGCAAATGCAACCGGAGTAGATAGATACGGAATAATAACAATACAATATAAAATAGCTGGAGCAACAGTAAAACTAGAAGATATAATCGTAACACAAACCGGAATATGATAGAGCAAATATTAACATTACTAAAAGAGTCAAACCACTACGGACAGAGTGAATTGATAGAAATAGCAAAGGGAAAAAACAAACATCCAGAAACTTGGATAGAAGCATTTAAACAACATAAAAGACTATTGAAATGGCACAAGAAATAGACATTAATTTAAACGTAAATGCAGAACAACCAGCTAAGTCTCTCGGTAGTTTAAAAAGTCAGTTAAGAGAAGCACAACAAGACGTACAAAAGTTAGCCGATAAGTTTGGAGCAACGTCAACTGAGGCCGTAAACGCAGCTAAAAGAGCAGCAGAACTAAAAGATAGAATAGGAGACGCTAAAAGTCTTACCGAGGCATTTAATCCAGATGCAAAATTCAAGGCTTTAAGTGCATCCTTATCTGGAGTGGCCGGAGGATTTGCTGCCTATCAAGGTGCTATGGGATTGGTAGGAGTTGAGTCTAAAGATTTAGAGAAACAACTTTTAAAAGTTCAGTCTGCAATGGCTATCGCACAAGGTTTCCAAGCACTAGGAGAGGCCAGAGATAGCTTTAAACAATTAAAGGCCGTAGCTATTGATGCATTTAACGGAATAAAAACTGCTATAGGTAGTACTGGAATAGGTTTATTAGTTGTTGCTGCCGGTGCAATTTATGCTTATTGGGATGACATTAAAGCAGCAGTAAGTGGAGTAAGCGAAGAGCAAAAGAAACTAAACGCATTATCTCAAAAAAATGTTGACCAAGAGACTGAAAAACTAAAAACGATAGGAAGCCAAGATAATATATTAAAACTTCAAGGCAAGTCAGAGAAAGAGATTTTAGATATCAAAATCAAACAGACTGACGAGGCAATAACTGCAAATAAAATAAACCAACAGAATCAAATAATAAACACAAAATTAGCAGTTGAGGGAGCACAAAGAAATTATGAAATGTTAAAATCGTTTATTGATTTTATATCTATTCCTCAAAGACTATTATTTGAAAATGGTGCAAAAGCTATCAATAAAATAATTGATTTAATAAATAAGATTCCCGGCATTGACATTAAAGCAAAAGTAGATGAGAAATTTGCAGAGCAATCAGTTGACTATTTAACAAAATTAGCATTCGACCCAGAGAAAGTAAAAAAAGATGGTGACGCAACTGTAAAAGCATCACAAGACACAATTAATAAACTTTTAAATGACAGAGCCGGTTATCAATTAGGAAAAAATGCTATTGATAAAAAAGCAGCAGAAGATGCTATATTAACAGACGAGGAATTTAGAAAAAAATGGAAAGAGAATTCAGATAAATATAACAAAACTTTAGCAGAAGAAGAGACATCTTTTGATTTAACAGATTTACAAAGTACACAAGATAAACTTAATGCAGACGCTAAATTTAAAGAAGACCAATTAGCAGCAGAACAAGCATATCAATTAAAGCTAACAGAAATATCATACAATAGCCAATACGAAAGAGAACAAAGAGAGGAAGAGGCAAGACAAAGAAAAATACAATCATTCCAAGCCACAACAGATGCAGTAGCAAGTATTGCACAAAGTGGAGAGCAATTACTTTCTGCAATACAATCAACTGGATTAGCAAGAGGCAAAGCCGGTCAAGCAGCGATGAAAGCACTTGCGTTAGTTCAGATTGGTGCTGATAGTGCAATCGCATTTTCTAAAATGTTACAAGGAACTGAAAGTAGTGCAGCCGGAGCAGCTTCAGTAGCTGGACCAGCAGCCCCAGCAGTTTATACGGCAACTAAGATAGCATTTTATGCAAGTGGAACTGCAACTATATTAGCAAACATAGCACGAGCAAAAGCCTTACTTTCTGGAGGAGGTGGAGGAGGCGGAGGAGCAGCAGCCGGTGGAGGTGGAGGAGCTGCACCAACTGGAGGAGCAGCACCAAGTTTCAACGTAGTAGGACCAAGTGGAACGAATCAAATAGCTGAAAGTATAGCCGGAAGAGAAAGCCAACCGATGAGAGCATTTGTAGTAGGAGGAGACGTAACCACTCAACAAGGATTAAACAGAGGCATAGTTCAAAATGCAACTTTAGGATAAATAAACGTTATATAAAAAATTAAATTAAATGAAACTTATAGAACTTATTATTGACGAGGAAATGGAGTTGTCCGGTATCGATGCAATTAGTATCGTAGAATCTCCAGCCATAGAAGAGGATTTCATTGCTTTAAAAACAGAGCAAAAAGAGTACAAGTTTGCCGAAGTAGATAAAGAGAAAAAAATCATTATGGGTGCTATGTTGGTACCAGATAAACCTATTTACAGAAGAGACGAAAACGAGGGAGAGTACTATATTTATTTTAGTAAAAATACTATTCGTAAAGCTATGGAGTTATTCTTTCAAAATGGAAACCAGTCAAACGCTACATTTGAGCATATGGAATCTATTACGGGTTTAACTATGGTAGAGAGTTGGATAGTAGAGGACACAGACAAAGACAAATCTAAACTTTACGAATTGAACGTCCCAGTAGGCACTTGGATGGGTACAATAAAAGTAAACAACGATAAGATTTGGAATGATTTTATTAAAACCGGTAAAGTTAAGGGATTCAGTATAGAGGGATATTTTGCAGACAAAGCAAAGACTCCACTTTCAAAAGTTGATGACACAGAAGAGGAAATATTAGCCGGATTAGATTTATTAGAACTTCAAACATTATTAAACTATGGCAAATAAAGACTTTAAAACACCGAGCAGAACAAGTCCTAAAACTGACAAAAGAGGTTGTTTATGTCCCGATAATAAATACTCTAGAAAGTGTTGTGACGGAAGTTTACAAGCACAAGGCATCGGAACTATTTACAGAAAGGCAGAATAAAAATGCAAAAAAAAATAGTACTTCGTTATATGGGTAAGAATTAATAATTTATAAATATGAAAAACACAGAAATTTTATCACGCATCAATGCGTTGCTTCGCAGAAATGTGAAGTTAGAGCAGCAGACTCTAGATAACGGGACTGTTATTGAAGCCGATAGCTTCGAAGTAGGTCAACCTATTTTCGCTATTGACGGAGAAAACAAAACACCGTTAGAAATTGGGAGTTATTTATTAGCTGACGGTAATACTTTGGAAGTTTACGAAATTGGAATTATTGGCGAGATTGCTTCTCCGGCTGCTGAGGTAGAGGAAGAGGAATTGTCGGCAGAGCCAGAAGAAGAAACTAAAGAAGAAACACCAGCAGAAGAGACAACACCAGAAACAGAAGTTGAACTTGAAGCAGCACCAGTTACGTTAGAGGAAATCCTTACCAAAGTAATGGAAGCACTAGAGCCAAAAATGGAAGAGCTAAAAGCTAAAATTGATGCTTTAAGCGGTAGCCAAACTGAAATGAAAGCAACTCTTTCAAGTGTATCTAAAAAAGCAACAGTACACAAACCAGCAGACACTAAAGTAAATTTAGGGAAAGCAAACACCGGAAAGAATATCTCTTCCACAGAAGCAAGAATAATGGCAGCATTATCAAACTAATTAATTAAAAATAAACTTAAAAAAATAAAACACAATGCCTAATCAACCAACAATTACATCAAATTATGCCGGTGAATTTGCCGGAAAATATATCGCAGCTGCGGTATTAAGTGCGAACACAATCGCAAACAATGCAGTTACTGTAATTCCAAACGTAAAATACAAAGCAACAGTTAAGAAAGCAGTTATATCTGGCCTAGTAGCTGACGCAACTTGTGATTTTACAGATGCTGGAACAGTTACTTTGTCAGACAAAGTTTTAACAGTAGCAGAAAAACAAGTAAATTTACAATTATGCAAGACTCCATTCGAGCAAGATTGGGAGGCACAAAGTATGGGCTTTAGTTCATTCGATGTTATGCCAGCAACTTTCTCAGATTTCTTTATTGCTAAAGTTTTAAAAGATATCGCTATCGACACAGAGACTTTCCTTTGGAATGCTACTAACGGACTTGGTAAATTATTGAAAACAGACGGAGCAACAGTTATCGCTACTCCAGTAGCTATTACATCTGCAAATGTTATCGCTGAAATGGGAAGAGTAGTTGACGGAATTCCAGCAGCATTATACGGAACAGAAGACTTAAGATTATATGTTTCTCAAAACGTAGCAAAAGCATACGTAAGAGCATTAGGAGGTTTCTCTGTAGCTGCTACTTCAAATGCGGGTGTTAACGCTGCCGGTACTACTTGGTACAATGGTGGAGAGTTAACATTTGACGGAGTTACAATCTTTGTTGCAAATGGTTTACCAGCAAACACAATGGTAGCTGCTCAAATTTCAAACTTATTCGTAGGATTTGGATTGGCTGACGATGCAAACGTTGTTAAGACGATTGATATGGCCGATATCGATGGCTCAAAAAATGTAAGATTTATTGCTCGTTTCTCTAGAGGTATCCAAGTAGGTATCGGAGCAGACGCAGTTACTTACGGAATAGCATAATTAAATTAAATGCCTCTCTGTAAAAAGGGAGGCTATTTATTAACTTTTAAAATAAAAAAAATATGAGTACTTGCTTGATGGCTACGGGCCGGAAATTAAGTTGTAAGGACGTTGTTGGAGGAATCAAAAATGTATGGTTTGCTGACTATGGTACTTTAGGAACTTTGACAATAACTGCCGGTACATTAACTGCGGTTAGTGGAACTGGCACAAACTGGTATAAATACGAAGTAAAGGGAGGAAATAATTTAGAGCAGACTATCACTTCAAGTGACGAGAACGGAACTACTTTTTATGCTCAGACAGTTACTGCGGTATTAACAAAAATGGATGTTGCTACGAATGTAGAATTACAGAAAATGATTTCACAAAGACCTCACGTATTTGTAGAGGATAACAACGGAAATTACTTTGCCGTGGGTTTAACAAGAGGTTGTAACGTTAACGGTACAGTTTCAACCGGAACTGCATTAGGCGATATGAACGGATACACTTTGACAATTACTGCCGAAGAGCCAATACTTGCACCATTTGTGACTAGTACAGTTGTAACTACACGTACTTCTCCAACACAGATAGCACCGTAATAAAGACAGTCTTAAGAGGTTTATACGGTAACAAAGAGGGAGTGATTAGGTTCACTCCTTTTTTATTTACAAAAAAAAATAAATTTACGTTATATAACTATGACAGTAGTAAACCAAGATAACGCATCTCAAAGATTTATAACAATCCCTAGGAACTATATAGAGGGAGAAACTTTAACAATAAAAGTCAGAGACGAGCAAAAAAATACAGTCTTTACTTTTGCACCTACTAACGTATATCCAAACGTTTACGATTTAGTTTATATAGATTGTAATTTGACTTGTTTATACGAGGGAGGATTCTTTGAATTAAGCGTCTTAAATGCTTCGAGTGATGTCTTATATAAGGACAGACTATTTTCGACCAACCAGAGTGCTGAAAACTACTCTATAAACAATGGTAATTTTATTACTCTGAATACAAATAACAACGATTATATCGTAATCCAATAATATGAGAAAAAAAATAGAAGTTAAACCTAAAAATACGGGAATAGGAATTGTCAATTTGGCAACTTATACAAGTCCTAGAATTATCGAAGTAAGAAACCAAGAGTGGGTATCTTATGGAGACGATAACAATTACTTTGGATACATTCAAGACCGTATAAATGGAAGTCCTACAAATAACGCAATCGTTAACGGAATTAGTCAAATGATATTCGGTCAAGGATTAGACGCAACAGATGCTCAAATCAAGCCAGAAGACTACGCACAAGCGATGTTATTATTTGACGATAGTACAACCGAGAGACTTTGTTACGATTTAAAAGCTATGGGCCAGTGTGCTATTCAAGTTGTTTATTCAATAGACAGAACTAGAATAGTAGAGTGTAATCATTGGCCGGTTGAAACTTTACGTAGTGGAAAATGTAACGAGGACGGAGAGGTTGAATTTTATTTTTATGCTGACGATTGGAAGAAAGTAACTAGACAGAATCCGGCAACTCCAATACCGGCATTTGGTACAAGTCAAGAGAGCGAAGAGATACTATATATTAAGCCATATAAAACTGGATTCTATTATTACTCGCCACCAGATTGGCAAGGAGGATTACAGTACTGCGAACTAGAGGAGGAAATAAGCAACTACCATTTAAACAACATAATGAATGGTCTTGCTCCTAGTATGTTAATCAACTTCAACAATGGAACTCCAACAGAGGATGAGCAAAGAGATATCGAAAGAGCAATAACACAAAAGTTCTCTGGTACTTCAAACGCTGGAAGGTTTATTTTATCTTTTAACGATTCAAATGATTACGGAGCTACAATAACTCCGGTACAATTAAGCGATGCTCACAATCAATATCAGTTTTTAAGTGACGAGAGTATGCGTAAAATTATGGTTTCTCATAGAGTAATCAGTCCTTTGTTATTAGGTATTAAAGATAACACCGGATTCGGTAACAATGCAGACGAATTACAGACTGCAACTATCTTAATGCAGAATACAGTAATAAAACCATTCCAAAACTTAATAATTAAAGAGTTAAATAACATATTAGCGTATAACGGAATTACTTTAGACTTATATTTCAAAACTTTACAGCCACTTGACGCAGTAAATGACTTAACTATTACTGAAAAATCTAACACTATTATAGACGGAATTAACTCTTTAAGTCCTTTGGTAGCTAATAAAGTACTTGAGTCTATGACTGCTGATGAGATACGCTCTCTAGTAGGTTTAAAAGCAGCAATTCCACAAGCACCAGCACAACAAACATTAAGCGATGACCACGAATGTTTTGATATTAACTCTTTCGAGGGCGAAGTTGTATCGGATGAGTGGGAATTAGTAGATAAAAGAGAGTTTGACGATAATAATACAAGTATCGAAGACTGGGCAAAGCAACACATAACTCCAAAAAAAGACACAAAACTAGGAGGATTTATTAAAAGCAGTCCAAGTCAAGCAAGTTATTTAGATAAAGACATTTACAAAGTACGTTATGAGTATGCAGAAAAATACAAGAGTACAAACTCTAGAGAATTTTGCGTAAATATGATGTCAAGAACAAATAGCGGAGTAGTGTATCGCAAAGAGGATATAGACCAAGCAAGTTTTCAAGGGGTAAATAATGAGTTCGGACACAAGGGCGAAAATTACTCTCTATTTAGATTCAAGGGCGGAGTTAATTGTGGCCATTTTTGGAATGAAAATCTTTACAGACTAAAAACTAAAACAGACGGAACTCCTTACGCAGACAAATCTTTAGCATCTAGCGAAGAGGTTGCAAGTATAGAGGGATACAATCCAACTCCAGCCGGTTTAGTTGATTCTAAAATTGCTCCAATAGATATGCCAAATAACGGACATCACCCAAATTACAAAGGATAATAAATGGCTACAACTTTATTCATAACACAGACAGACTTAAAAGCAAATACTATCCTTAACGGAAATGTAGACGCTGATTTGTTTATGCAGTTTATTAAAATTGCACAACAGATGCACGTTCAAAATTATTTAGGTACTCAATTATACAACACTATCACAACTAAAATAAATACTTCGACATTAACCGGAGATTATTTAAACTTGGTTAAGGATTACGTACAACCGATGCTTATTCATTTTGCTATGATTGATTACTTGCCATTTGCAAACTATCAAATAAGAAACGGAGGAGTATTTAAACATCGTAGTGAGAATTCAGAAACTCCAAGCAAAGAGGAGTTAGACATATTAGTTCAAAAGCATAGAACTTTTGCAGACTTTTACGCTACAAGATTTATAGATTATATGGGTATAAATGCTGCTACTAAATTTCCAGAGTATTGGACCAATAGAGATAGCGATATGTACCCAGATCAAAAAGCTAATCCTTGTAACTGGGTACTATGAAAGAGCCAAAAAATAAATTTATCGCATATAAGATAAAAAAAGAAAATTTACAGAAAGTTAAGCAATATTTAAGCAAACAAATCAAAACGAAATGAGTTATAATTTTACACATATAAAGGGAGATACATTTGAGGCCGTTAATTTTGCTTTGGTTAAAAATAGTGTTGTAGTTAATCTTACCGGTGCAACGATTAGAATGCAGTTGAGAAGCGAATGCGGGGGCCTTATTGCATTATCTTTGACATCGGTAGCAAGTGCCGGTATAACAATTACTAACGCTGCTGGTGGCTTATTTAGGATAAACCAACAAATTATAAATATAGCATCCGGTAACTACTTATATGATTTAGAAATCTTATTTTCAGACGGAACTATAAAGACTTGGTTAAGTGGAGAATTTTTAATTGAATGCGATATAACTAGATAAGATGCCAGATATAATAGACATAAATATAAGTCCAGTAATTGAAACGGTTGCGTTAACTATTCAACCTAATTTAACTACTATAAACGTTAACACAATTACCGGAGGAGGAGGAGCGGTTGATTCAGTAAACGGAGAGACTGGAATTGTAGTTTTAAACCAAGACGAAATACTTGACGGAACTACCTACAAACAATACTCACTCACAGAAAAAAACAAACTTGCTGGAATAGCTGCCGGAGCAGAAGTAAACGTAAACGCAGACTGGAATGCAGTTAGTGGAGACGCTCAAATATTAAACAAGCCAACTATTCCAAGTGTTTCAACTTTAGTTCCTTATACTGGTGCAACTACTAACGTAGATTTAGGAGAGTTTGAATTAAAAGCCGGACAGTTAACTTTAGACACCACTCCAACCGGAACGGCAGCAGTAGCAACAACACGTTGGAATGATAGTTTAGGAAGTACAGAAACCACTTTAAAAGGAGGCTCTGTTATATTAAAAAACGGAGTTGATTTAGTGGCAAGAGTGGTTAACAAAGTAACACCAAACACTACATTAACAAAAGCAGCATATCAAGTTGTCAAAATAAGTGGAGCGCAAGGTCAAAGACTAGCCGTAAATTTAGCACAAGGTAACACCGATTTAAATAGTGCAGACACTTTAGGAGTAGTTACAGAAACTATTGCAACAAATCAAGAGGGATTTATTATTACAGTAGGCCAATTAGAAAATATAAACACTACCGGAAGTTTACAAGGAGAAACTTGGGCGGATGGTAACGTATTATATTTAAGTCCTACTACTGCTGGTAGAATTACAAACATAAAACCTAACGGCTCAAC